CTAATCATAGATTGCGTGGAGTTTCTTACCTTGCAATGGAATTAAGATTTAACCCAGATGTTTTTTCAAGATTGCCAACAATCAACGCAATTGTTCAAGGTAGAAAAATATCAACATTTAATAGTTCTAGTGCAGAATCAACAGATCAATATTCAACAAACCCGGCTTTTGTTCTTTTAGATTATTTAAGAAACACCAGATTTGGTAAAGGCGTTCCTCTTGCAAATATAGACATTCCAAGTTTTTATACTGCATCTCAAGTTGCATCGACTACAATAACCCCAACAGGATCTAACGTCACTGATCCAATAGATCAATCAACAGGAACAACAATAAATCTATTAAACACAAATATTGTTTTGGATTCCCGAGCAAAAGTTTTGAATAACATAAAAGAAATATTAACAGGTTGTCGTGGATTGCTTACTTATGGTGGAGGAAAATATAGACTTGTTATTGAAACGACAGGATCAAGCGTTTTGGCTATTGCTGAAGATGATATTATTGGTGGAATAAATATTCAATCTGAAGACAAGACAAATAAATATAATAGAGTTCTTGTTGATTTTCCCGATGTTGATTTAAACTTTAGAAATAATACAGCTTCATTTCCTCCAAATGATGACAGTTCTTTATCGTCGGCTGACCAACATGCAACAATGAAAACAGCCGATGGTGGAGAATTATTAGAGGGTAGGTTTTCTATTCAAGCATTGACAAGTTTTCATCAAGCTCAAGAACATGCTGAAGTTATTTTAAGGCGTTCAAGAAATTCATTAAGGGTTTCTTTTAAAATGTCTGGCGAGGGGATGGAATTAATTGTCGGAGATATTGTTGCTGTCACTCATGCAACCCCCGGCTTTTCTGGAAAATTATTCAGAGTTATTGGTATCACATTAAACAAAGATCAAACAGTAAGTTTAAATCTAATTGAACATCAAGATAATTTTTATACTTTTGCAACGCAAGGTGCAGCCCCAACAATACCAGATACAAATTTAGCAAATCCATTAACAATTTCTGCTCCGGCTTCTTTGACTTTAACAGATGAATTAGTTGAATATGCAGATGGCGTTGTTCTTACAAGGTTAAATGTTTCGCTTGGTGCTTCTACAGATACTTTTGTCCGGGAATATCAAGTTGAAGTAAAAAAATCAGATGAAACAAATTTCAAAGTTATTGGCAGAGGAATTCAATTAAACTACGAAATGTTAAACGTCGTTGATGGTCAACTTTATAATGTTAGAGCAAGAGCTATAAATACACTTGGAATTGCATCTGCATATATTTCTGCAAATAGAACAATTGTTGGTGGCGTTGAAGTTCCAAGTAATGTTGAAGATTTTGCTGTTGAAATGCACGGGCAAGATCATATGAAATTGACGTGGACACCACCAAGTTTGCAATCTGATTTAGATATTTCATTTTACGAAATAAGATACCAAGATACTTTGTCTGGGTCCTCGTGGCTTAATTCCACAAATCTAATTAGATGTCCAAGGAGAAAATGCGACTTTGCAATTGTCCCGGCACGAGTGGGTAGTTATCTTATAAAAGCTGTTGATAAAAATAATAATACGTCAGCCGAGGCGTCAATTGTTTCAACAAATATTTCTGGTATTCAATCTTATCAACTTGTTAGTTCATTCACAGAAACACCGGATATTGTGGGTGCTTCAGATCAGATGGATTCTACTTTTCCTTTAGCTGTTAAGATAGATGCATCTGGCGATGTTATTTTAACTTTAGATACTGTCACAAATTTTGACGATACTACTGGAAATTTTGATACGCCTAGTGGCGACTTTGATCTTGGAGGATCAGATAATATTTCAAATCCAAATAATTTTAATTCAAATAGAGACGCAAAAGGATTTTATAATTTTTCAAATTCATTATCTTTGGCACAAATCTATGACGGAAATATTGAGCCAACAATTACTTTAGATGCAGAAAATCCATACGATTTATTTGATAGTGGCCGAGGGGCATTAGTTTTTGATGATGCCGGAGCACCTTTTGATGGCACAGAGCAAATTCATGCTTTTCATAGAGTTCAAATCGCAACATCAACCACTTCATTAGCCGATTGCACAAACTTTGTTGATATAACACAGTCTGCAACATTTAAATTTAAGTTTGCAAAATTTAGATTAAAATTAACAAATGATGACAGCCAAACTTCAAGCAATGTAAGAAATATTGCTATAAAATTAAATATGGAGGAAAGAATTTTTGCAGAAAGTGATTTAGCAACTTCAAGTGGTGCAAAAGTTATAACTTATACAAATCCTTTTTATGCAGTACCATCAATCGGTATTGCAGCTCAAAATTTAGCAACAGGTGACTTTTTTACTATCACAAGTAAAACTGTCAGTGGATTTACAATTAATTTTAAGAATTCATCTGGAAGTGCAGTGGATAGAACTTTTGACTATATTGCCAAAGGTTATGGGTTGCAAAGTTCTTCATAAAAGTTTATTAAATAATTATGAGTCAAGTAAGTGATGTTGCACTAGCAAACCAAGGGTTTAGTGCGTTTAGGACCGAACTCAACAATATTCTTGGTGCATTGAACACAGCACATATTGGAAGTTCAGCACCCGGATCAGTTGCGACGGGAACAATTTGGGTTGATAATGGCACGTCTGGTGTGCTAAAAGTAAAAATTAATGACGGATCAGATAATGTTGAATTATTTCAAATCAACATATCGTCAAATGCTATAACAAGCACAATGTCTGTGACAGGAACTATTTCTGAAACTGACCCACAGGCAGCAGCTTTAGCAATTGCGTTAGGATAGGAGAATAAATGGCCAACACATTTAAAGTTAAAACAAACGCAGCCATGCCGGCTAGTGCAGGAACGCCATTAACAATTTATACTGTTCCAAGTTCAACGCAAACAATTATTGTTGGTCTTTTATTGTGCAACGTTCATACTGCTTCTGTCACTGCATCTGTTAATATGCAATCTGATACATCAGACACAGAAACAAACGAAAACGTAAAATTAATTTCTACAGTCACTTTACCGGCAAATTCCACGCTTGAAGTTTTGACAGGTGGTAAAATAGTTATGCAAGCAACTGATGTTTTACAAATTGATTGTTCAGTAACAGCAAA